TGGTTTAGCAGCAGGAGATGAAACTACTCGTGTTGCTGTTGAAACACTTGTAACTACTAACCATGTTACGTTAGCAGGCGAAGTAAAAAACTTCAATGTAAGCAAAGAAGAAGTCAAAGACATTGTGCGTAACAAAGTTAAAGAAATTGGCTATGAGCAATATGGATTTCATTGGGACAAATTAAATATCTACAATGAGATCCACAGTCAAAGTGCAGACATTGCACTGGGCACAGATGATTTTGGTGCAGGCGATCAGGGTATTATGTTTGGTTATGCTTGTAATGATAATGATGCATACATGCCAGCACCTATTTACTACAGTCACGAAATACTTAAAGAACTTAAACAACAGCGGCAGCATGTGTTAGGTCCTGATGCTAAGTCACAGGTAAGTGTTGAGTACGAAGGTGGTAAAGTCAAGCGCATTGACCAAGTTGTTATTAGTACACAACATGGCGAAGGACAAGTTGAACAAGCAAGAAACATTAGCAAACTTGCTGCAATGACTGTATTAGGAGATTTAATTGATGATGATACTGTATGGCACCTTAATCCTACTGGTAATTTTGTTATTGGTGGTCCAGATGGTGATGCCGGGGTTACTGGGCGAAAAATCATCGTGGATACTTACGGTGGGTTTGCTCCTCATGGTGGCGGCGCCTTTAGTGGAAAAGATCCTACTAAAGTAGACCGAAGTGCTGCTTACATGGCACGATGGCTTGCTAAGAATGTAGTAGCAGACAACATGGCAGACTGGTGTCAGATTCAACTAAGCTATGCTATCGGTGTTAAACAGCCTACAAGCATTTATGTCGATTCAAATGGACACAATCGTAGTATTCAAAAGTTTATCGAGAAGGAGATAGACTTGTCACCAAAAGGAATCATTGATCGATTTGACTTATTTGGATTTCACCAGTATAGTAGTAACTGCACATACGGACACTTTGGCAACAAGGATGTTCCATGGGAAAGGATTGGATGGTAAAATGAAACAATGGCTTAAACGTATAACAGGCATTGCTGCTCGAGAAGAAGCACTAGAAGCAGCAGAAATACGCATCGTAGAAGAAGAACTGGAACTTCTCAAAAAGAAAGATCCAAAAGAATACGCTACACGCAAGGAAGAACCTTGGGTAAATGTATTAGATATGCAAGTCAACGAAGAAAACATTCGTAACGGATTCTTTGAACTAGATTGGAATGAATATTTTATCAAAGAGTTGATTGCTAACGGTTACGGTACAATAGCTGATCCAGAAGAAGAGATTGTAGATCGTTGGTTCAAAGATATCATTTATAACATGTTAGAACAAGAAGGACTTGACACAAATCGAAATGCCGGGTATATTAATGTAGTACCAATTAGTAAAGGCAAAAGCGAAGTATCATGACTTATATTTTAATTGACACTGCTAACACATTCTTCCGTGCTCGACACGTTGTGCGTGGCGACATTGACACTAAGGTTGGCATGGCAATGCACATCACACTAAACAGCATTAAAAAGGCGTGGCAGGACTTCAACGGTAGCCATGTCGTTTTTTGTTTAGAAGGACGCAGTTGGCGCAAAGACTACTATGAGCCTTACAAACGCAATCGCAAAGAACATCGTGATGCTATGAGCCCACGTGAGATGGAAGAAGACAAAGTGTTTTGGGAAATCTTTGACGAGTTTAAAGAATTTGTTACAGATAAAACTAATTGTACTGTGCTGCAAAATCCTGTACTAGAAGCAGATGATTTGATTGCAGGTTGGATACAAAATCATCCTAATGACGATCATGTTATTATTAGTACAGACGGAGACTTTGCACAGTTAATTGCTCCTAATGTACGTCAGTACAATGGGGTAAGTAATACTACTATTACTGTAGAAGGATACTTTGATGACAAAGGACAGCCCGTCTTGGATAAGAAGACAAAGGAGCCAAAGCCTGCTCCAGAACCTAAATACATGTTGTTCGAAAAATGTATGCGTGGAGATACTAGTGACAATGTTTTTAGTGCCTATCCAGGTGTTAGAAAAAAAGGCACAAAGAACAAAGTTGGACTCCTAGAAGCTTTTGCCGATAAAGACAACAAAGGCTATAATTGGAATAACATGATGCTACAGCGTTGGATAGACCACGAAGGTGTAGAGCATCGTGTGCTCGATGATTACACACGAAATGTCACATTGTGTGATTTAACAGCACAACCTGAACACATTAGACAAGAAATAAATAACACTATCCAGTCAGCAGAAAGCAAAGACATAAGTCAGGTAGGCATGCGCCTTATGAAGTTCTGCGCACGGTGGGATTTACAGCGTATTGCAGACCAGGCAGCAAGTTATGCAGAGCCACTACAAGCAAGGTATAAAGTATGACAGTAAAAGCAAAAACAATATTACAGGATAAGTTCTGGATTGTAGAAGAATCGGGACAACGCATTGGCACACTTACAAAAGATAAAGATAGCTTTGTTCTAAGTAAAAAAGGCGAAGTACAATTCTACAACAGTGAAAAAGAAATTGCAACTACATTTGGCAAAGATTTTTTAACAGCATCTATTAAAGATACAAACGAAACACAAGAACTAAATGTACACGGATACCCAACACGTAGTACACCATACAATAGCATGTTTGATATCAAACGCAAATTGCCATTGTTTACAAAAAGCGAAAAATCAAAAAGTGTTTATTGTGCAGGTTACTATCTAGTTAAATTCAATGTAAATTGGCTTAAAAGCTTTTGTCCAAAGCTTATTACTGTTGAACGTAACGAATATATGGGACCTTATAAAACCGAATTAGAAATGAAAGCAGCATTAAGCAATGTCAACAGATCCGATTAACACTGTCCCAATTCAGCAATTCATCAAACAAACACAAGCCGCTGAAAACAGTAAACAAAAAGACATACGTATAGATATTGCAACTGCAAAAAATCTTGCGTTTACATTAGGTATTGTAATGGCAAGACTAAATGGCGATTTAGAAAAATTTGTTAAAGAAAATGCAGGATCGTCTGATCAAGAAATCATACAAGTTCAGATAGGATCTAGCGGTAATTGGCAGTAATATGCGTATTTAAATGATAAATATATACGCATATTATTGGAGATTACTATGAGTAGACCTAAGCCTACAATCCTTTGCGAGTTTGTTGATAGGAAAACTTTTAAAAGCGAGCAAGTGTTAGATGCAGAGGCCATTTGGGCTGTATTTTATCAAGGTAAACCTTTTAATCTAAAGAGTCAAAATAAAGTCACAAATTACCCTGGACCCAAATATAAAAAGACCAGCTTTAGCAATCCAGGTCATGCTCATAATCTTGCCAAGAAGTTAAACAATTTATTCAAGACAGAGGACTTTGAAGTGTATAAACTTACACACGGTGAAAAAGTAGATGAATAAAACTGTATACACCAAAATATTTTTAAAACAATTAGGACAAGCTACATCAGAACAAAATGTAAAAGCAATGATTCCTATTTGGTGGTACAACACTAGAAATAAAGAAGTTGGTGGATTACGTCTTACTGATCAAGGTTATGAAACATTACAAAAAATAGAACTTACAACATATGATATTCCATACCCTATGGATATGCCTATGACTACACAAGTTATAATATTTCTCGATCAATTTATTGATTGCCCGTACTACCTTACAAATAAAAGTATTACTGTAACAAATGAAAAGAAAGCAGTAGAACTTACACTGTTTTCAGGAGATTTGCGCAAGTACGGTTTGACAAAAGCACTTTCTAGACAAAAAAAAGATGCCGGAGCCTCTTGACATTTTGTAAATCATTACTATATTAATAGTATGAAACAAAGCAAAGAAGGCTTACAAATGTTTACTTACAGCGACGATATTATTTCCGATCTTCACAAAGACGCTCGCGGCTTCCGTCCTAGCGAATACTTTTGGAAAGAGTGGACTCAGAGCCCTGCAGAAGCTAAACAGAAGATCTGGGATAGCCTCTGCGTAGAGATGGAACAGAGCATGGCACAGCAGAAAGCCGATGAAGCTGCTGCTCTTGTTGAGTTCCGTAAGCAAGTTGCAGCAACTATGCAGTTATGCAAGGTTACTTGGACCAAGGCTGTAGATTATCTTGCAGACGCAGAAGACTGCGATATTGAATACGAGCAAGACTTTGATTACTTCCTTTGGAATCAAGGAATTGGTTACAACGACCGTCAAAATATTCGTCAACTTTATAAAAAAGAAGGTTGACTGCTGTTAGCGTTTCTGCTAGTATAAAACATAGGCACTGATTTAGAAAGGAATACAAAATGTCTGATGTACGAACAATTACTCCAAACAAAGTAAAAAAATCACTGCGTCATGCTATGCAGAAAAAACGTCCGGTATTTTTGTGGGGTCCTCCCGGCATTGGTAAAAGTGACATTGTTGCGCAAATTACCAAAGAATTTGCAAATTCACATTTGATTGACATACGTTTGTCTTTGTGGGATCCAACTGATATCAAAGGCGTACCTTACTTTGATAGTAACATTAACAAAATGGTGTGGGGCGCACCAGAAGAATTGCCAGACGAAGAACTGGCATCGCAATACGACAATATTGTTGTATTTTTTGACGAGATGAACTCAGCTGCACCTGCTGTACAAGCAGCAGCATATCAGTTGATTTTGAATCGTCGAGTTGGCAAGTATCGTTTGCCTGACAATGTAATTATTGTTGCAGCAGGCAACCGTGAAAGCGACAAAGGTGTAACGTATCGTATGCCATCGCCGCTTGCTAACCGCTTTGTTCACTTGGAAATGGGCGTTAACTTTGACGACTGGTTCCAGTGGGCTGTAGATAACAAAATCAACAAAGACGTTGTTGGTTATCTACAATTTGCAAAACAAGACTTGTATGACTTTGATCCTAAAGGTGCAAGTCGTAGCTTTGCAACTCCTCGTTCGTGGCAATTTGTTAGCGAACTGCTAGATGATAATGTAGACGAATCTACAACTACAGATCTAGTAGCAGGCTCAGTTGGCGAAGGTCTTGCTGTTAAATTTATGGCACACCGTAAGGTTGCTGGCAGCATGCCTAATCCTTCAGAAGTCTTAAATGGCAAAGTAAAAGAACTACAGACACAAGAAATCAGTGCCAAATATTCCTTGACTGTATCTTTGTGCTACGAACTAAAAGAAGCTTGCGATAAAGGCGATAAGAAATTTGATGACAAAGTCAACAACTTCCTACGCTTTGCAATGGATAACTTTGAAACAGAACTAGTTGTTATGGGCATTAAGCTTGCACTTACACAATATGCTCTGCCAATTGACCCAGATGAGGTCGAGTGTTTTGACGAGTTCCATGATCGTTATGGCAAGTACATTAAAGCAGCTAACCCTGCTTGATATAGATAAAGTGGGCAGGCAACTGCTCACTTTTTCTTTTTTTCTGTTGACAAAAACCTTAAATATTGTTAGTATAAAACATAGGCACTGAATAGGAGCACGTTATGTCTGCAAAAGATACACAAACAAAGCTTAAACAATGGCAACCAGATCCTGATATTACAGAACAAGAACTTGCTGTTATGCAAGAAGAAGTGCATGAGCGTATTATTACTGCTCGTGTAGGTTTGCTATTGCGTCATCCATTTTTTGGTAATATGGCAACACGTTTAAAAATCCAACCTGCAGATGAGTGGCTAATGACAGCTGCCGTTGACGGACGCAATCTTTACTACAATACACAATTTTTTAACGCTATGGACAATAAAGAAGTTGAATTTGTCTTAGCACACGAAATCTTACACATGGTATTTGATCACTTGGGTCGTAGAGACGATCGCAATCCTATGCTGTATAATATTGCTGCCGATTATATTGTTAATAATATGCTTGTGCGAGATCGTATCGGCAATAAACCCAGCATTGTAGATTGTTATCAAGATTTCAAATACGAAGGTTGGACTTCAGAAGAAGTGTATGACGATCTATTTGATCAAGCAAAAAAGAACGGTGAAGACTATCTAAAACAGCTAGGCGAAATGCTAGATGAACACTTAGACTTAGAAGGCGACGGCACAGAAGAGTCTGATGGTAAAAGCAAAGGCAAGCCGAAGTACAGCAAAGAAGAGCTGGATCAAATCAAAGACGAGATCAAAGAAGCTATGATTCAAGCTGCACAAAGTGCTGGTGCTGGTAATGTGCCAGGTGGTGTACAGCGTCTTATCAAAGAGCTTACAGAACCTAAAATGAACTGGCGTGAACTACTACGTCAGCAGATTCAAAGCACTATTAAAAGCGATTATACTTTTATGCGTCCTAACCGCAAAGGTTGGCATTTGAATGCTGTACTGCCTGGTATGAATTACCAAGACACCATTGATATTTGTATTACACTTGATATGAGTGGTTCTATTGGAAACGAGCAAGCCAAGGACTTTTTAGGTGAAATCAAAGGTATTATGGACGAATACAAAGACTACCGTATTAAATTGTGGTGCTTTGATACTGCTGTATACAATGAACAAGATTTTTCAGCAGACTGTGGAGAAGACCTGCTAGATTACGAGATCCACGGCGGTGGCGGAACTGACTTTATGGCTAATTGGACATACATGAAAGACAACGACATCCAACCTAAGAAATTCATTATGTTTACAGATGGCTATGCTTGGGACAGTTGGGGAGACCCAGACTGGTGCGAAACTGTGTTTATTATCCACAGCCATCATGATAAGAATCTAGAGGCGCCATTTGGCATCACAGCACACTATGAGGAGGCTGCGTGATTAAAAAGGGAAAAATAAATCCCTTGAATGTATTCGAAGTAAGAAGACTAAACTTTTGCCCTTCTTACTTTGAAGACCATGACTTGACTCTAAGATACAATATAAGCGAAAGTATTGTATCTTGGATCGAAGACAATCTTAGTGGAAGATATTATATAGGCAAGAATGTTGTACTAGATGAACAATCTAATATTACAACTACAGTAAAAGTAGCATTTGAAAAAGATCACGAACTAACTCATTTTCTACTAGCTTGTCCATATTTGAAATATAACTAGATGACATAAAATAAGTATTACAAAGGAGATTATATAATATGTCAGAACAAAAACCAGAAACAAATCCAAACGATTTAACAATCCAGGATCTTGCAACAATGAAAGGTATCATTGACCTTGCAAGTGAGCGTAGTGCCTTTAAACCAAACGAAATGGCAGCCGTTGGTATTGTTTACAATAAATTAGAGATTTTTTTGAAGCAAGTGGAAGAGCAAGCTGAAGCAGCTAAAAAAGCAGCTGAAGAAGCAGCCGCTGCACCTGCTGCAAAAGAAGGAGAGGAGGCCGCTTAAATGGCTTTAAAACACGTAGGTCGAACAAAAGCAAATCGACAAAGACTAGTTGTAGCTTATAGAACATTGCCAAATGATCCGTACAGTGCATTGGTTATTCCAACTGCAAGCTTACCTGCAGATGAGCACGATGCACTTATGAAAGCTGTTGAATCAGCAGCAGGACAAGAAGCAAATGAATTCTATGAAGTGATGCAACGTACATATCTTCCAGATGGAAGAAATATGTTAGCAGGATTTCACACACGTGGCCAAATGAGAAAAATGGCTACAAATGCAATTGAAATGACACCAGACACTCGAAGTTCAGTGCCATTGAATGAATTGAATGAAATCATTGCACAGCAAAAAGGTGTTGCAGTAGAAGACTTGGCGCTTACTAATGAGCAAGCTGCACAAGCATATACTACTTCGCCAACAGCACAGACACCGGCTGAAGAACCAGTTGTTGTTGAAACTCAATCAGATGTAATCACTGATGAACAGTTAGCAGCACAATATCGTTCGCAAGCCGATGCTTTGTTCAAAGAAGCTAAAAAGTTAAGAGAGCAAGCAGACGAACTTGCTCCGACCAAGAAACGCACTACAAAGAAAAAAGAAGAAAGCGTTGAAGGATAAAACTCAACATAACGAACAGTACTGGCAGGAAATTTTTGATTCTATTGACTTAGAAGTCCTGCCAGTAGAATATATGAACTCCATTATAATCACATTTGACGATGGCAAAGTCTGGGATGTTGATATTAAATCATCGACAAATCGTATGCCTCTCGAAGATATAGAAGGTGCTTTAGATGAGCTCTTTGTAGAATACGAAGATAGTATTACAAATATAGACTTTCGTATGGATATGGACCGTTTGAAGACTGAATTAAGCAAGCGTGTACATAGATTTATAAAATTAAACAAATAATAATCTCCTAAGGTGATAAATACATTTAGAATACATCACCTAGGAGATTTTTAAATGGCCTTACAGCTAAGACGAGGAACAGACGCTGAACGTACCGCAGGCGGCGGCGTAGTGTTTGCAGAAGGCGAACTTGTATATATTACCGATACAGAAGAAGTATATGTCGGCGACGGTGTCACAGCCGGCGGCATTCGTATTACAGGTAGTGTACAAGGCTCACCTGCACAACTTACACAAAATTTAGATATGAACACATTCGATATTGTTGGCAGCGGCAATATTACAATTGATGGTACAATTACAGCAAGCAATATTAGCGGAGGTGGCGGCCTTATAGAAGGCCAGGAATATGCTATCGACATTATGGGTGATGTCAAAGCAGCTGATAGTAGCATTATCGTTGACCATACATCGGGTATTGTTTATGCAGACTTTGTAGGTGACGGAAGCTTGATTACAGGAGTTACGCTAAATCAACTTTCTGATGTAACTGTAGTCGGTCCACAAAATGGCCAATCGTTAGTTTACAGAGATGGATCGTGGCAAAACGAAGAAGCAAGCGGCGGTCTTACAGAAGGACAAACTTATGAAATTGATATTAGAGGTAGTATTATTGCAAATGATAGCACATTATTACTAAATGGTGATACTGGTGCATTACAATCGGAATTGATTACAGGTACTAATCAACTTAGAATAGAAAACGGCAATGGTATACAGTTACAAGGCAACGAAAACTTTCCAGGCATAAATTTAGATCACGAATCAACTACTGACATAAGCGGAACAAGTCCTTCAGTTGCATACGGTGTAATTAGATATAGAAGAAATGATATTAATGGTATTGCAGCAGGTGTATACGAACAAGGTGGAAGTGATGGCTGGAAAGTATTTACTTTAGCAGATGGAGTAACTTTTGACACTGATTCATCTATACGTTTATCAATGGATGGAAACTTTGGAGTAGGTATAGAATCACCAGCTGAAAAAATAGATGCAAACGGAAATGTAAAAATTAGCGAAGGTGGCATAAGATTTAACAATGG